CGATGAACGGACCTGCTGAACAGGTGAGCTATGCCATCCCTACAGGAACCACCGCCTAGCATGTGGTATCACTTTCGTGGTAGGAACCAAACTGTGCACACTGGGTGCGTGATCTAGAATTCTTAAGTGTTATGGGTGAAGACTCTTGAGTCCATAGTCCTTGTGTAGAATTCGATCGAGTGAAGAATGTGCCATGAATTGACCATACCCAAGTGTGGCATAGTCGTTTTCCATGACATCAATCTCCATTCCATTCAACCTATACCTCCTGAATAAGTCGTGTGAGTGAAACTTGTGAATGACTTTCTCATCGTCAATGTGTTTCCATTCTATATCGCGATGGACCAATTCTCTCAATCTCTGGGTCACTGTGAAGTCTTTGACCTTGTCCTTCATGGTGTTGATCACAGGTGTGTCGATATATGGATACATACCTTGCACAAGTGCTTTCTGGAAAGCTCCCGCTCTCCATTCGAGACTCCCGCTTCCTGGCAGGTCTCCCTGACAAGTTCCTCCTGCTCGTACAAGTACTCCGAAATTCAGCACAGGCTGATATTCATCATGAACATCTTTGACTGGTGAATTTTTCAAGAACTGCAAATCCTCAGGTATTTCACAATGTTCCACGGTTATGATATACCCAACTTCCTCCGCTGCCATCTCAACACTCACCATAGTGATTTTCTCTTGCGATACTATGTTGGATAAGAACAGCATGGTGGCATAGGTATTCAAGCTTGTGGTTAACACCGATCCTGACGCGAGGAAATACTCATTGGCTTTGAGAACAACTCGTGCTGTTTTGTCCTGGCTGTAAAGAATGCCACGTCTCAAAGTTTGATCGATTAGTGCTTGAGCTTCTTGTTGAACATGAGGGGGAAATAAACTCACAAAACTGGTGAAAATAGATGGTGTGTGGGACACATCACAGGCTGAAATATCAAGATTGTACATCCTCAATCCTTCGTGGGTTCTAATAGACAGGCAACAATCATCACTGAATGCTACTGCCACATATCTCCCAGGTGGATCAATCAACAGATCAAAAATCCGTTTGAGCATGGTGCGTTTGGGTGTCTTGACAAAATAGATCGTTCCTCCTTTCCAGTTTATCGGTTCGTGATATTGTACATTTTTCATGTATTCCATCAACCTAAAACCTTGCAAAGAGGACAATTCTCCTAAATTGACGTACACTCGTGGAATCTTTCCAGGTTTTGCCCATTCTCTCCGCTTGAATTTGAATTCAAGTCTTTTGACGTACATCTTGGAGCAGAACTCTCCCGTCTCTTCTGCTTCCTTCCACGCCGCTACCCGCAATGCTTTCTTTTCATGTGGGTCAGCATGGTGTTCTTCAGCTTCTCGTATGTATCCTAGATATTCTCTAAATCCGTGTTTATAGGTGTTGCGTAATACTTGGATGAACTGTCTTCCTTCTGTCAATATGAACTTCTCCTGAGACAGTCGAAGCCATTTGTCAAAGAATGGAATGTCTGGTTTCCGAATAGAACATATCCGAATGAAAGCCAGAGAGATGCAGTGGTTGCATCGACACAAGATTACGCCTGAATGATCACACCCGTACCCAAACTTGGTGCGGTAAGATAAATCTGGCTTAGGCCAAACGGGTTTGCCAAAATCAATTGTATCCTTGATGAGAAAATTGGACCCTTCAATGATTTTGAACCTGTTGTTCCAGACTGATCTTTGTTTGACGGTACATTTGGTGGGATAGACAACATAGGGCCGCCTCCATTCAGGCGTGGTACTAGAGCAGCCCTGTGTTGAAAAACCTGGTTAGCCACTTCTTGCTGAGCTTTGGTCACTCCTCCAAAAACGTGTTTGAAATCTCGGGGGTGAGCTAAGTTCATGCGTGTGTGCATCTCAAAAACACTATTCATTATATACATTATTGTATTCATTAAGGTTTGAGGCGTTTCCATCATCCTTGAGTATACTGAGATTTTCTTCTTAGAGAATTTCATCTCTGTGATTTCATGAATGATGCGCGTCATTGCGGTTTTCAATGGTTCACCTGTAATGGATACAAATTTGATATTTCCAATAGTTGTTGATGCCATGATTTTTTGTGCAATAGTGGTGTAAACTGGTAGTGGTGTGACAGCTGTATATCCAATTCCTGATGTCAGATCGACATGCAATACGTTATTCGAGCCTATGGTAAAATTCCACCTGAATATTGAATATTTCTTTTTATATGCCTTGGCTTGGTGTGTTGCCACCCCATCAGGCAATCCTGTGGTTCCAAACCACCGGGAGAACGTCACTACCAACCAATCCCGGAATCCTATGGCTTCTTCTTCTTCCAGTGGTAGGTTAGTTTTGACATCTCGATATTCAACATTAAACAAATTAGCAACTTCATCTTCTTCTTCATCTTCATCTTCATCTTCATCCGATTCTTCATCTGATTCATCTGCTGCTACAAGGTGTTTTGGGAGTGGGGCTGGTGGAACCCACAGTCCTGAATTTGGTTTTTTAGGGTTTGGAGGCATTGGACCTGCAGCCGGTGAGGGTCCTGGTGGGGGTGGACCTGGTGGCCCTGGCGGAGGTGG